TGTCGATAGACATTTAAAATTAAAACTGCATCAGCAAGAGCCGCTAACCACAGCACCAACGCTGCATTAGAAAATAACTTCTTCACTTGTTGGTTCCTCCTTAAAGGCTAGAAGATCCTTAGATTCCAATCGCCCAGAGGATCGGTTGTAGGATAGTGCTCCTGCCTGTCCAGTCTGTCCTGTGTACCTGTTTTTAAGTACACGAACAATCGTTGTGTCACTGTCCTGACTCTGTTGATTTCGTTCAAGACCAATAACGATGTCACTAAGTTGAGCAATAGCAGCACTACCACGCAGGTGAGCAAGGCTAGTATGTAATCCATCTTCATGTCCCTTATTACCTTCAGGTCGTTTGAGGTGTGATACTAAGATCAACCCAACACCTGTCTCTTCAACAAGGCAACGAAGCTTGGTCATCGTATTATCGATAAGCCGTCTTTCATCACCTTCTCCAATACCACTGACAACAATAGAGATATGATCAAGAACAATGTAGCTACAGCCACAACCACGAGCGAGATAACGAAGGCGATTGATGAGATTGTCTGAATCAGTAGATCCCCAATGGTCATACAGGTATAGCTTGCCCGATCCAGCAGTCTCTTCCCATGCGTTACGAAGCTCTTCATCCGTGATCCCGTCTTTTGAAATGTGGATGGGTTTATTAAGATGGATCCCAATGAAGCCTTGTACAGTGCGTTTGACATTTTCTTCGAGAGCAACGTATCCAATAGTTTCTCCTTGTTGCATTAATGAGTAAGCAAGCTCTCTACAGAATAGAGACTTACCAATACCTGAACCAGCGGTAACAGTGAGGAGTTCACTCTTTCGGATACCCATAAGAAACTGGTTGATGTCAGCCCAAGGGTAAGCCTGGTTGACCACAGTCTCTTCTGCCGTAAGTAAATCCCATGTGTCTTCGCCATTAAGAATTCCATCTGGTCGATATGTCTTAGCATTCCAAACTGCTTGAACAACATCTTGACCCTTACCATTAACCAGACATTCATTTGCGTCCTTCATAGGTAGGTGGGCTACCTTAAGTTTCCCTGGGGAAAATAGCTCAGCACATTCCTTAACTGCTGCACGTCCCGCATCATCCATATCAAACATCAGGATCACATGATCGAAACCTTCCAACCAATCCAATGCTTTTCGTAAGGATGCCTTGGCACCTTGTGCACCATTAGGTACTGACACTGCTGCCCACTTGTTATTAAATAATTGGCTGACCGTTAGGCAATCGATCTCACCTTCAGTCACCACTACCCACTTACCTTTATCGTAGAGGTGTTGACCAAACAAACCTGAATGTTTGCTGTCACCTAGCCATGTAAAATCTTTGTTAGCAAAGCGAAGCTTCTGAGCTACAGTCCCACCATCAGGTGATTTGTAGTTAGCTACTTGAACCTTCTTACCTTTGTAATCTGCTACTGTGTATGCGTACTTTCTACAGGTCTCTTCTGTGATTCCACGCTTCACTAATGCTTCATATCGTAAGTCTTCAATCACAGGGTTTTCCTTATGTTCATTGAAAGAAAAAGAGCCAGGGTTTCCCCCAGCTCTTTCACGGTAGCCACAACCAAAACAGTAACCATGTCCGTCTTCGTACCTAGCTAAGTTGTCTCGGCTGCCACACTTTGGACACGGTTCCTTCTTAGTTGCCATAGGTTCCTCGCTATAGTTCGTTAGTCTTCTCTGCTAAGAACTCATTAAGTTCATCAATATCATTGAACACATGAAGTTCAGCTTCAGCACCATTACCCCAACGTCCATTAGCTAGGGTAACAATCCATCCGTTCTCCACAATCTGAACTTGAATACTTAAAGTATCTGGATGTCTTTTCATTTTTCCCCCTAGGCAGCCATTGGAAATAGGTCACGCTGTGCTTGCTTCTTAGTTTTGCCCATGAACCAGCGTGTGTACTCTTTACCGTTTGCATCCAATCGGGACTCAGCTTCAATGTTGTAACCCTTCTTACGCAACACTGAGATGTGTTGAGTCAATGCCAAGATGCCGTAGTTAACAGCAATGAATCGAGTGATGTGACCGTCACGCTTGATGATGTTCAAAACTTTTTCATACTTAGTCATTTCTTTTCCTTTACTAGAGAACAAAGCTCAGCCCTGAGAATTGGGTCTGAGGTATCGGTAACTTCGCAGGTATCCTTCCACCACTTCTTAACATCAAAGCAAGGACAATCCTTGTTGACGTTAGGAAAATCTCGGTGACCTTGGATGACTGCCTTAGGGAACTTCTCGTGCAGGTCGATTAGGAGTAAAGCAAGTGAGTGGTACTGATGATCAGTGAAGTTATCTTCTGACTTACCATTAGCATTAATACCACCGATCATGCAGATACCACAGCTGACCGCATTAAACCCCTCAACGTGAGCTCCGATTTCATCAGGGAAGGCTCTCCCTTTTTCAATAGTCCCATCCCTGCGGATAACAAAGTGGTATCCGATTTTTAGGAACCCTCGTTGACGGTGCATACGATCAATTTCTTTGGCACCTATATCCGACTTGGCTTGGGTCGCAGAGCAATGTACCGCTAGGTACTTTACTTCTTTGATTCCTGCCATTTTTTAATCTCCTTAATCCACGCATCAGGTACTAACTTGTCTGCGTATTTGAAGCCATGCTTCTCACACCACATACCGTAGGTAGTACTTGATTGTTTACTTATGCGTGACCTGCTGTTTGAAAATACAAAGCGGATGTCAAACTCAGGATGCTGGGCTTTAATCAGCAAGTGCTTTTGACGATCCGCTGTTACAAAACGACCTTTGGTTTCGATGATGATTGGGCATCTCTTAAACACAAAGTCGGGGGTGTACTTACTCGGCTTCTCTGGTTTCGTGTACTCGATACGACCTTCCTTAGGTTCGTAGTCGTAGTCCATCCGTAACGTGTTAAGTTGTTTGGCTACGATATCCTCCAAACCTGAGCGGTACCCTTCCCGAATTGCATTACTAGAAGTCCACTTCATCATCACCTGCGCTTTCCGCTGGTGCTGGTTTAGGTTTTGCTGACGCTACTTGTGAGTCATCAGCTTCAAAGCCATCTTCCTCACTAAACAAGTTTGTTGCGCCACCACCTGAGACAAGTTCAAGTACCTGAACACCTGCAATACGGAACACCAAGCCTTTGTAGATTGAAGTAGCTGCTGCCCCTACACCAATGGCTACCTTCAACTTAGATCCACCATAGATACTTACGTCTACTGGTTTCTTCTTAGCGTCTACAATAGTTAGCTTGTTCTCTACCACCTTGCCATCTTGACCAGTGAAGAAAGCTCGTGCTTTACACTTCACAATCCAAGTGTCTGGGATGGTGTTACCTTCTTCGTCCTCTGCTTCAACGATAGGTAGAGTGAGGTCAGTAAGCTTCTTGTTCTTTGGATCTTCTTGAAGGTGAGCCAAAGCTTCTGCCTTGATCTCTTCAACTTTTTCCATGAAAGCTACTGCTTCATCACCACTGATCCTGACGTTGACCTTGTATGTAGGTTCTCCGAAACGGGTGTCAGGTGTTTGCAACCACGGATACTCTGCAATGCCAGCAGGTGTCACGAGGGTCTTACGAAAAGGCTTCTGTGCCATTAGATAATCTCCATATATTTTTCTTGAAGTGCTACTACATCCATTCCTTCTGCTGCCATCTCTGCCATCAGATCCAATGGAATCTCTTTACCTCTCAACCAGAACTCGTTAGCTCTATCGAAAAGCGTTTGCTGGTGGAGGGTTCCACCGTTGTATCGTTGGTTCATCTAAGTTCTTCCTTCATGTAATTAGCGATGGCTCTAGCGTGTTCACCTCTTCCTTCACTGAATGCGTCATAAAGAATTCTTGAAGACTTATTGAGAACATCCCGTGGCTTGACATCGAGGGACTGGCACATCAAAAGAAACGCCATTGCTAGCGCACCAATCTGATGTCCCTTCGGTGCGTCCTGAAGGGTATTGATGACTCGGAACGACAGCTCTTGGCAGCGTTGAGAAGTCATCATGTTTAGTTGATCAATCATTCAAATCTCCAAAAAAGGTTTTGGTATTACTTAAGGGGGGGCAATCAAAATTACTTGACAAACGGTAACTATTAGGCAAAGAAATACTCGGAGTTTCTGATCTGCTCCAAGTCCAACGTACCTACCGCAGGTGGTTTAGGTAATTCCAAACCTGTCTGCTCTTCTAGTTCTCGGTGTAACTTCTCAAGTACGTTACCTTTGTACTGTTGAATGAATGCTTCTCGTAACTCACGTTGTAACGATTCAACATTACCTGCGTGTGTACCGTAGCTATCATGCACCATACAAAAATCTACCATCCCAATATCTAAGCACCTGTTAATCGTAGCAACCAAGTGTGCTGCATCAGCTGAGTGCACGAAGTTAGGGGCTACACCATTAGCTTGCTTACGTGTATCAACCTGGTTAGTTTCTTCTACATACTTCCGTCTAAATCTGACAGATGAAAAGTGGGTATCAACCAATTTAGTCTCTGACTTACGGTAGTCCTGAAGAACAGGTAAACCTGAAGGGCTAGTCCATTGCAGTGGTAGTTCATTACTAGCTGCGACCTTAGCTACAGCCTTTAACCAGTCCATTGCCTGACGTGCTGCAACCACCACCTCCCCAATCGAATCCCAAATATGGGTGGTTAGGTAAGCAATGGCTTGCCACTCCTGGTTTGAATCATCTAGGTTTAATAGGTTAACCCCTGTATCCCTTAATGCCTGTAGCTCTGACTTAAGTTGATCCCTCATACCATACTCAGTAGATCCATAAGGTAGTGTCATCACTTGACGCTTAACAATCTTGCGAGTGATC